TCTACCATTTCATCATCAAGGGTAACGGAAGCTGGAGCAACAACAGAATAAGGATTAGGTAATGTTGTGCTTGGTGTTGCAGTCGCTTGTGTTTTAGTTGCCCAAGTGTAGTGAGAATCTTGATGAATAACTAAATTTAAATCTATTGTATAATCTTCTGAAAAAGTAATTCCAATAACTCTGTGGGGTTTTGCAGAATATCCTAAAGAAGAAAGAGTAACATTAACAATATCTCCTATGGCTAAATCGTAAGCATCAAATCCTACTGTTAAAGATAACCCTTTTGAATCTCTTGATCTTCTACATATTACTTCTGCTAATTCTAAAGCTTGGTATGGACTTGTAATGGTTGTAAAATCAAATCTTCCCTCTAATAAAAATCCACCATCAGCGGCTTTCATTGTTGCGTGTTGGTCGGCTGACGTATAAGCACTATCATCGATCTCTGGCCATTGGACTTCATCCACTTGATAATTACGATCAGGATTAACATAACTAACAATAACTCGGTTAAATTTATTTGATTTGCTTTCACTTGCTAAACTATATCCACCAATAATATCATCTTCGGTTAAAGTAATAGAAGCCGATCCTGTTGTTTCAACAATCATTTTATATTTACCGGCTGAAAAAGGTAAAAATGATCTTGCACCTTTTGTTAATTCTCGAACATTGTCTAGGACTTTGCGTGAGGTGTCCACAACTGCATTACAATCCATTACGTCAATCGTTGTTGAACCATAAGCAGTAACATCGGTATCGCAAACTCCTGAAGCAGTATAAAAACTTGGTATATCAATATTGGCTATGGGTATTCCTTTTCCATATCTTTCGTTTGTTAAATAATCTAATAAGCACCAAGCCGGATTATCTGAATGTGCGGCTGTTTGTGCGACTGAACTTCCATCGTAAGCTACTACTTTTTTTCCTTTTATTAATGCAGTAATGGTTGGTAAGCTAGAAAAAGCATCTTGATTCCATTTCATTTTTAAAGATATAAAAGCAATCCCCCTTAAGCGATGGTTCGAAGTCCAAGAGGATAATGTACCTAATAAATCGCATTGTGCTTGTGAATCTGTTCCATAATGGCATTTAACACTAATTAAACTTGTACTATCTTTATAAAAATTTCCATCGCTTGAATCTACTGTTCGTAAAGTATCATCTGCCAATGCACCTGACCAGGTAACTTCTTTGTCATCAACATAAATTTTATCTACACTTTCAATTTCGCCCTCGCATAACACTAACCCTATGTATAAAAATTCATTATCCGTTCCACTTGTTTCTACAAAGACTCTTGTACCACCCACTTTTCTAATTCCATAAACAACAGGAATAGACATATCGTTGGATTGATGATTAAGTAAAATACCTTTTTCAAAATTATTAAAATCGCTATCTCCAAAGTCAGGACTTTCAGGTTTTCTTGTTGAGTAGTATAACCAGCCAATCGCAAAGACAGCTAGAGCAACCCAAGGGTTGATTCCGGCTCCTTTTAAAAATTTAAAAGCTTTAGTAGCTTTCACAACATTACCAACTGCTTTAAAAGCTTTTACTCCGCCACTAACAATCCCACCTACAAAACTACCTATACCCATTATGCTCTACCCCACTTAATATCTAAAACAGTTTCACTTGAAAAATCCATGCCTGTATCTGCACTAAAGAATCGTTGTTGGGATGTATTGTTTGTTTTTCTTCCTGATCTCTTTTCAAAATCAGCCCAATGAGAAACAATATTTAAACTTAATACTGAATCCGTATTGGTTTCTTGAATAGCATACGTTTCGATTGTTCCTTTATATAATAAAAAAGGATCAGCAATAATGGCATTGTTAGCATCTAAAAATGCTCGATAAATAGTAACAGCATCATTTACTATATTTTCTGCTAAAGCGATTGAAATATAGGTTTGATTTGCACCGGATAATGCGATGGTTAAACTGGATTTATTAATATCAGTTTCTTCTGAATAGGATGGAATATTAACTAAAAAACTACTTGATGAATAAGTAACACTAGAACCTGAAATACTTGAAGTGAGATCGTGTACGCAATCGGTAATATTTATTGGTGTGCCAAAGCCAATCGTAATCAAATGAACAGGTTTAATTTCATTTGTTGCTAGATGTGTCTTTACTCCTGATGTTAAGCTTCTTGTCATATTTTTCGTAACTTGTTCGTTGCACCTTAATACTATCTAATATTTTATATTTAGCATTTTTACTAGGATTTCTAAACTTTCCTAAATCATTAGTATCAATGTTAATGTGTTCGCTATCTACTACTTCTTCAGCCAACATATCAACATTGATCCAATACTTCACAAGATATTGCGTCATCTAATATCTATTTTCTTTTTTTCTTTTTGTTGCCTTTTTTCTTCTTCTTCTTGCCTTTTTTCTTCTTCTTTTTCTTTGGCATATATCCTCCTTTCGTTATAAAATTATAAAGTTTCTTCCACATCAAATTCAAATTTGTATAAATGGTTTCCGTCTTTATCAACTCCTACAACTCCGAATTCTTGCATATCATTGGTTAGATGAACTGTAAAAGGAACGTTGTCATAAGTAACCGCACTATCATCCGCTAAAGCAGTTGTGATAGGTGGTTCAATCGTAACTGTTGCGGCATTACTTGAACTGGTTACATCGCTAACGACCATATAAATTTTATCGTGTGATGCAAACTTTAAAAAATCTCCCATCTTAAATCTTCCAGCACCATCTCCAGCAAAAGCATCCATCGCAATCGTTGTATCTCCAACTGCGTGAACACCATTAACTAATACACTTCCTGTTTCGCTTCCTCTAGCATCTTCTAATTCTGGAGGAATAATCGTAAAGTTTTCTTTTCCGCTTCTTTGCTTAACGATAAAAGCCATTAACTCTCCGTAAGCAGTTGCTCTAGTTGATGTAATAATAGAAATAGTAAATGCCCATCTTTGAGCATCAATCGTTCTTGATAATTTTTTTCCACTTATAGATTTAGAAATAAGTGTGGGTTGGATAGATTGAATACCCATTGTTGAAAATTTAGAAGTTGATATTGGAAATGCACCACTCATTATACGACACCTCTTGATCCTTTTTCATTCATAGCATTATTAATAATAGAAGCAATTGTTCCTCTATTGGCTACTAAAGCTTCATCAAAACCTCTGGAGTCTATGGTTGATATATGGAAATTCACATTAACACTACCTCCACCAGTTCCTCTAGCAGATTGTGTTATTTGTCCTGTTGTATTAGGAATAAACATTTCAGCACCTCGTTCTCCCACAATAGTTGGTGTGCCTTTTGATACTGCTCCTCCATGTTGTAATCCTAGAAAACTCATGCCTGTATTTAATAAATTAGATTTTGTTTTAGCATCCTCAAAAGCCCATTGTTTTGCTTTTTCTCTTGTAATTAATTTTTCAATAGCAAGTTCAACACCTTTTCTAACAATAACTTCTATGGTAGTGCTTAAAATTCTAACTAATAATTCACTTGCCATTTTTCTAAATGTATCTGATAGTTTCTCTCCAAGTATTAAAGACCTTGCTAATCCATCTGACATTTTTGTAATACCGCTACTAATGCCTGTTGCGATAGTCGTATTGATATTTTTGATTTGTTCATCAAGTTTAGCAATAGCACCCTCATTGATTCTTCTAAATTCTTCTCCAATTTTTTTAACTGGTTCTATTTGTTTTTCAACTTCTTTTGTTATGCCCTCTTGTGATTTAAGAATGGCTTGTGCTTTAGCATCTTCAAAATCAAAATTATCTCTGTGTTTAGTAAAATTTTTATTTATCTTTTCTTCAATATCGTCAAGTGCTTTTCCTAAAGCTAAAAAAGTTGCAACAGAAGCAGTTACAGAAGCCGCTACCAATGCTAACCCTACTCCTGATAATGAAACCAATGCTCTTAATGAAGCTACAATAGGAATTAATGCTCTCCCCCAGTTTATAAGCATTGAAGCTATTTTTAATGATATTAATACTTTAAAAGCTGTGCCTAGTGCTTTTGAATGTTTTGCCATAAATTTAAAACCATTAGCAATTTTTTCAACTGCAATCGCTAAACCAGTTCCAATGGTAATGGCTATCTTATCCATTGTTTCTGAATTTTTTTCTAATGATTTATTAAGGTCGCCAAATTGTGCTTTTAATTGATTAAAGAAACCAGCATCTAATAAAGATATTTTAAATTGAACCCATTTATCTCCTATCATTGAAAGAGTACCACCAAATGTTTCGGCTAGTTCATCAGTAGCACCATCAAATCTACCGCCCTTTCCAAATACTCTTTCAAATGCAGCCGCAGTTTCTTCTACCGATACTGTTGCACCAGCTTTGAAACCTAGCATATCTTTAACACCTTTATCTCTAAATAAATCTGCGGCAGAGATACCGGCTGACAATGATCTTTGGATTTGTTCGGCTGTTGTTTTGAAATCTAGTCCTGTTACAGCCGCAACATTACCAGTAATCTTCATTAGGTTAGCGAGTTCTTTGGCATCTTTACTAACAACTGCTAATACTCCTGAACCTCGTTGTATTTCTTCTAGTT